ACCATCGCTTACCCACCAAGGCCGGCCTCGGTCTAATTATCAAGGAGGAACATCCAACCAATTGGCGTACAAGGTTATGCCGACTATCACCAAAAGGTGAATCCTTAATTAAACAAATCAAGGAAAAACTCTATGGAGACATTCACGAAATTGGGCCAATGTATTGACTTTACGTACAAGACCAGGGATGCCTGGATCCGTGAACGTCAACGCATGGCAAAAGGTGACACCACCAATTGTTGCGCAAGCATAGTGGTTGGTCACTTGCTTAATGCAAGGGGGGCGTCTTTTCCCATCAGGAATCTTGATGAGGAGCATGTCTCTGAATTGATGTATGAGTTGGAAGATGAGCGTGATTGGTCACCTCGGACAACCAACATGATACCTAAGTATCTCAACACAATTCTTACCCATTGCTGGCAAAAGCGTAAGATCAATGCGCTTCCATACAGGCACTATGACAAGCGTAAGGTATCAGAACGCCGCATCAATTGGTTTACAACTGATGATGTGGAGAACCTTTACTTTACTTGTTTGAGTGTATTTAAGCGCCAGGACGTAGCCGAGAATATCTTGGTTGCTGCCTATTGTGGTGCAAGGCAAACTGAGATCCTGAAGCTTACAACTCAGGATGTTGATTTAGGTAGGCGACTGTTTCACTTCGGTGGTAGGCCAGACGGTCACGTTACGAAGGCAGGAAACTGGAGAGAGGTTCCCATTCATGATCGAATCTTTGACATTGTTGCGAGGCGTTGTCAAGAGAGTCCAAGTGGAAGATTGTTCTCTGACTTTAAGTCAGCCAAACAATTAAGGGATCAATTCAACAGGGTTCGCGACTATCTTAAGTTTGAGTCATGTTATGTTTACCATTGTTTGAGGCACTCATTTGCTACTTGGCAAAATGATGCAGGGACACCTGTTGTAACCATTCAAGCGTTACTTGGTCACAAGCACATTGAATCTACCATGATTTATACCAAGGTAAGTTCTAAGTCAAAGCAGGATGCTATGGATCGAATGGGAGCACAAATCCTTGTTCCTGATCGGACCATCCAACCAATTGCGCCTGCTGTGGACCCCCTATTGTGGGAGCAATTCTTGCAGTTCCAAGCGTTCCAACAAACGTCCCGGATGTCCCAATTGGGGGTCTTGGAGCCTGTCTAGGAACGTCGAGTGACCCTGCTAGATTCGACTAGATTCATCGTTCGGAGGGCAAAAACCAAATCGTCGGTCGACCACAGTCGCTGAGATCGCAGTCCACCACTAGGGAGCGTGTCGGAATTGGTAGACGAACTCGACTCAAAATCGACCTAAATTACCGTTCCACTTAAGAGATTCAGCCGGGGGAAACCTCGGCTTTTCCTTTGGTAGCACTGGGTTTGGGTGGATTCCACTAGAGCAGCATCTAATGGGCAGGTCTAAGTCGCAATTGTTGACATGACTTAAGTACACAATTTGAAACATTCTTATGCCCACACCAGCTCAGATCGATGAGCAAATTGCCTTGGAGTTAAAGGCCATGGATTGTGGCTTCAATCAGCTGCACGACAGCACCCAGAGGCTCCATGAGCGCAGCTACGGCAGCGCCACGGTCTATGGGTGTGCCTCGATCAAGGCGGCCTTACCAGCCGTTATAACAGCCATTGAGGCAACCCTGAATCGGATCCACCAGGGGCACACAGGCAAAGACTTCGCAGAGATCCACCAGTACCTGGCTCCCATCGAGCCCGCTGCTGCGGCATCCATTGCGCTCAAGGTCATCTTTGACCGGGTGACCAGCACTCGGGATAAGGCCAACGACGTAGTGGAGCTGGTGTCCTTTGTCGGTGCTGCCATTGAGCAGGAATGCCAACTGCGGTGGTACATGGCTCAGGATCCCGAAATGCTGGAACGGATCAAGCGCAAGTACTGGCACAGCGCCTGTGGCACCCAGCAGAAGGTCACGGTGGCCAGAACGATGATGAATCGTGCTGAGTACCACTGGGACAGTTGGAGCAGGCCCATCAGGGTCAAGTTGGGTGGCTGGTTGCTGGACTGTGTATGCCAAGCCACTGGCTGGTTTACCCGAGTCATCGAGCAGCGAGGCAACAAGAAGCAATCCGTGATCGGGATGACCCCTGAGTTCATCGCAATCCGTGACAAGCTGATGGACGATGCAGAGATGTTCAGCTCTCTGCTATGGCCAATGTTGGTCGAACCTAACGATTGGACAGAGGACAAACAGGGCGGCTATCTCCTTAATGAGGTGATGCGGGGCCACAAATTGATCCGAAAGGGCGATGGCGGATGTTTGCCTGGAACCGTGGGCTTGGCTTTTCTGAACCATTTGCAAAAGACTGCCTACACCTTAAACAACTTTATTGTTGAGGTTGCGGAGGTCTTAATGGAGCGGGGCTATGTGGTTGGGAAGTTTGTCCCAATCGTTGAAATGCCCATGCCAGTCAAGCCGTTTGACATTGCGGATAACGAGGAAGCAAGGCACGCCTACAGGCGAGCTGCTGCTGAGACGATGAACCGTAATGCTCAAGCCTTTAAGCGCAGTTGTCGGACTCGTAAGACCATGAACACCGTCAAGTTGTTCAAGGGTCGGGAGCGTTGGTATCTACCAGCGTCTTTTGATACACGGGGCAGATGCTACTTCTTGCCAGCTTATTTAACACCTCATGACACGGACTTTGGCAAGTCTTTAATCAAGTTTGCTGATCCAGCATTCATGGATGATGAGGCAGAAGGATGGCTGGCTTTCCACGTAGCCACAGCACATAGTCTCTCAAAGGGCACTATGGCTGAACGTCAGGAGTGGACTAAAAACAACCATGAACTTATTTCTCGTGTGGCATTGAATCCACTTGAGCATTTGAGTGATTGGGAGGGGGCAGACGATCCATGGCAGTTTCTCGCAGCTTGCGAGGAATATAACGCCTGTGTCATTGAGTGTTCACGTCAGTGGACATCTTTATGTGTCGGCGTCGATGCCACATGCTCAGGACTTCAGATCCTATCAGCGATCAGCAGGGATGCCAACACTGCCAGGTTGGTAAATGTAATCCCATCTGACCGACCTCAAGACGCCTACAAGGCTGTTGCCGAGGCGACCAAGCCCAAGCTACCTGCACATCTGGCAGCTATGTTAGATCGTAAGGTTTGTAAACGTGCCGTGATGGTTATCCCTTATAACGGGTCACGCCACTCGATACGCGCTTACATTCGTGAAGCGTTACGAGAAAAGAAGGCAGAGTTCACACCTGAGGAACTGACCTTAATTACCAATGCTGTGTGGGACAGCATGAATGAAGTTGTTCCAGGCGCTATGCGCGTAATGGAATGGATGAAACGAGAGGTGGGCAATGCGTTTAAACGTGGTGCTGACCATCTTGAATGGATAACACCAACTGGATTTCATGTCTTTCAAGACAGACGAATATCCAATGTAAAAACAATCAAGTTACAAATACTTGGTCGTTGTGAAATAGAAGTGGGCGACGGTTTCAAAGGACCGGACGTAGCTAGGCACAAGTCTTCGACAATGCCTAATGCTATTCACTCACTGGATGCCAGTCTTCTCCAGGCGGCATTTCTCAGATTCAATGCACCGTTCACTGTTATACATGACTGCGTGTTATGTAGAGCAACTGAAATGGGTCAATTGAACAGAGTTATTAGAGAGACCTTTTACGAGTTATTTGCTGACAACAACTTCTTGCAATACTTTGCAGAGATGCTTGGAGCAGAGTCAGAGCCACCAATCATTGGTGACCTTGACCTTAACTCAGTTCACGATTCAACCTACTTTTTTTGTTAACCAACATGGGAACCAAGTACGTCATTAAGGACAAAACATTCCAACTGGAAGGCTACCAATCAGCCTTTAAGCCTGGAAAGTTTGGCACCTGCAAGATTGATGTCATTGTCGATCAAGCAACCATCGATGCTCTTGAAGCAGAGCGCGATAACCTTATTGAATATAAGATCTCTAAGCAGACTGATCCATCCAAGTGGGTAGTTGCTCGCAACACCAAATGGAGTGATGTCTCAAAAGATAAGTATAAGATTAGCTTCTCTTGGAAGCCTGAAGAGCGTCCTCCCTTTGTGGACACCCAGGGAACACTGATCACTGAAGAGATTCCTCTTTACAGTGGTAGCAAAGTCAAGATTGCTTTCGATCACTATCCTTACCCTGATAATGTTCGCAAGGAAATGAACACTACTTGTAAGCTCACTAAGCTTCAGGTAGTTAGCTGTAGTAGTGGTGCTGGTGTAGATAACGGTGGTGATGACTTTGGTACAACCGAAGGTTTCAAGATTGGCGCACCTAATGTAACCCCTACGGTTGACGTAGATAGTAACAGCGACTTCTAATGGCGTTCCGCTCTGGGTTGGAAGAGAAGGTCGCTGATCTTCTTACCAACCTGGGGGTCAAATACGAATATGAATCTACACGGATACCCTACAAGTTGATGTGTAACTACACCCCGGACTTTCTGTTACCTAATGGAATCTATTTAGAAACCAAAGGCCACCTAACGGAAGAAGATCGTCGCAAGATGAAGGCTGTCAAAAAAGACAACCCTGAGCTTGACATTCGATTCGTATTTCAGGCCCCATTTAACAAGATCTCTAAAGGCTCCAAAACTACTTACGCCATATGGTGTGAGAAGAATGGATTCCTTTGGTGCTCATACTCCTCAATCCCAACCGAATGGCTGACGTAAACCTGATTAAAGATCTAGCTATCGCGCACCTCTTAATGCTGGACAAACATTATTTGCCAAATGACATTATTGAGGGAGTTGAACAGGCTCTTGATTACTACGAAAACCTTCTTGAGGTCATTGAGAAAAATGTACAGACAAATTAAAGCTTACGGCAGCGTTGATTACTACACCTCAGCGTTTAGTGACATCGTTGCTGAAGTTGAGGAAGATGAAAAGATGGACAACGTAATTGCTGGATTCTTTGCAGCAATTGACGACTGGGAAAACTATCACACTGAAGCAGCTAAACGCTATGGCTCCTTCCGAGAGCGAATTCGTAAGGCATGAGCCTTGTTTAAGTTGTGGTTCATCAGATGGCAATAGTTTGTACTCTGATGGCCACACCTTTTGTTTTGTTTGTCACACCCATACACGGGGTGATGGTGAAGCCCAACCCAACATCAGATCTAAAACAACTGTGATCCTACAAGGTCAAGCCGAGAGGCTCAATCGACGTGGGCTATCTGAAAAGGTATGCCAACAGTACAAGATCTTCCGTGATGGAGACTTGCTTCGTTTCTACTATTTCAGTAGTGACGGCATCCTCAAGGGATGCAAAGTAAAAACAAAGAACAAAGACTTCCGTTACGAAGGAGAAACCGATGGCACCTTCTTTGGACAGCACTTGTTTCCTTCCACTGGCAAACGAGTTGTCATCACTGAAGGGGAACTCGATGCAGCTAGTTGTCAGGAAGCTATGCCGGGGTGGCAGATGGTTTCTCTTCCTGGCGGTGCCGCATCGGCAAGGAAGTCGATCCAAAGGAATCTCGAATGGCTACAGGGTTATTCAGAGATTGTCTTGTTCTTCGACACAGACGATGCAGGCCGTAAGGCGGCGGAGGAAGCAGCAAGCGTTTTGCCTCCGGGCAAATGCAAGATCACTTCGATCTGCAGCCCATACAAGGATGCTTCAGATGCCCTTCAAGCAAATGACCCTGAAGCGATTCGTAAGGCTATTTGGGATGCAAAACCTTACCGTCCAGATGGAATCATCGACGGCAAGTCGCTTCTTGAAGTAGTCACAACACC